AGCGTATTTCGTTCCATTGATATTCCGTATTAATGCCTGTCCATTCCACGGTTCTGGTGGATTCATGTATTTAGAAAAATCTATTCCTTCGGATTCTAATGCTGATTTAATGCTCATTAAAAATCTCCTTAAATTTCTTCCTATTAAAACCATTGTATTGGTTTCCCCAATACGGATATTGCTCTAAGCATTTTCTCATATAATCGCATGGATGTGCTTTTGCAAAGTCAACAATTTCTTTGGCAGGTGCCTGCTGTACTTGTGTTCTCCATTCTGGACAACCTTTTGTTTTTTCTTGATCCATTAATTTTCCTCCGTTTCGGAATGCCATGCATTTTTCGGAAATTATTCTGGTTTATTCGATTTGGGGCAACTAGTGTCCAAAATAGTTCATTACTTAATTTAAATTCAAGTTCAATACTTAACGGCTTTCCTATGCTACAAAGTGTGCCATCCTCATTTTTGTGAAGAATACCACCTTCGATAACAGCACCATCCGAAATTGAAATCTCTGGTATTGTTTCAATAACTTTTCCATTACATGTAAAGAAATGCTTTAATTCTTCCTTTTCACCCATATCAGCACATCCCTTTGTTTTTCCTTAAATTAGCGTATCGGTCAACCAATGTGTCAACAGTAACAGTTAACTCGTTGATTCTAATACAGTCATCCTGGTGTCGTTGTTCATACCATTCTATAGATGGATGACCAGTATCTACATTTTCAATTCCATCAATCGGAATCTTCCAGTTATCATTTTCAAGAAGCTTTTGGTTAAGTGTCTCCGATAAAGCTTTATAGTCCAGGATTATATGCTGTTTTTTCTCGCATTCATCAGCCAAACGAACAACTTCATTTTTCAACTGTTCTTCTGTCCAGTTTGCCATATCCTCAAATTTCATATTTACCACCTCTGTCTTCGAAAATTGTCTCTTCCAAGCATAAATTTTTCGGCTGAAAAATTATCCTCTACATCAATATGTGCTTCACGGTCTTGCACATCATATCCGTTTGGGGTTAATTCAAGTTTTGCAGTATATTCAGCGACGCAATTGGTGCATTGCCATTTCACATTTAAAAAGAGTCCTTTTTCTATAAAAGGGTTCGTGAAATCGGCATTTTCACATTTCAATATTCCACCGCAAACAGGGCAATTGCGTTTATCAAGTAAATCTAGCATTCAAATTCCCTCTTCTCCCTATGCTTCATCTGGCATTCAATCATCTTTGCTATGTTTTCACGTTCCTGTTTTATTCCATGTCCCTGGCGAAACAACTCACATTCAAGAATATTTCCGCAGTGTGAGCATTCGTCTTTTATTTCTTTTCCACCTACTTCAATCATTTTCATCACCACAGTAATTTAATAAATAATTTGCAATTTTTCTAAGATCATTTTTCCCATACAGACGAATTCCATCTTTCAATTCTCTGTCAATCAGCCAATCAGCTAACTTTATTGGTTGTGTAGGTGGTTCATCTTTGGATTTTTCTATCTTAAAATCATCGATTAAACCACCTCTATTTATAAGTTCAAAGAGTTCACTCATCGGTACTATGCCTCCTTGTTTTCTGTCTTCTTTTCCCTCACAAAACTCGCAACAGCACTCTGGTTCAGTAAAGTCTGCGCAATATTCGCTAT